AAGTAAGTAGCAAAGGTTCTAACTCCTGGATCAATAGCAACTACACCCTCTTGGTTTTCGATAGATGTAATTTTCATCTCTTTAGGAATTACTATGAACCATTTGCCAAACTCTAATACTAATCTACAGTCATTTATATCCTCATTCTCAAACCAGGCCCTTTCTTTCATCTTAAGTTTACCTGATATAGTATAATAAATACCTGATGAACTAATAGCTTTTTTAGGGATATAACAACTTTGCTTAGGGTTTTTCTTACTTTTAAATTTCATCTCAAAAGGATTACCTAGTTTCTTAGCTTTCAGCGTATTTATGGACAAAGCCTTTCTATAATCATTAACAGCCATTTTCTTAATTTGATATGGTACTGATTTAATATAGTCATGCTCTTTATTTTGTTCGGCTATATCTTGATAGACTTTATGCCATACTTTATCAGAACCGTTTTTATAAACAGTTAAAGTTTCATTATAGAATTTTCTAGCTACTCCAAACCATTGTTTAAATAGAATCTTCTGTTGTTGAGTTGGGTATATTCTTATCTTTCTTGATTTTATTTGAGTATCTTCTAAGTTTGTGGAATCTATTAGGGAAGATGTGTAAGATTGTAAGCAAGTCTTCTGTGAGTTCTTACTCGAGTGAAACTTCCTTTCAGTCATGAACCAAGAGGTCTCTGCCATTCCGCTCAAATGAGATGTTGAATCCAATCCTGCAGAATCTATCTGAGTGTGTGACAATAGGTGTGAACTTATTATCTCACAAGAGTCATCCCAAAATGGTTTGTAATCCTTTTCAATTATCTGCATACTTTCTCAACGTGTTTCTACTTAATCCCATTATTTCATGCTTTCCATAGTTTCTTTAAGTCTGAGAAAAGCCTTTAGTTCATCTTCATTTTCTATATTATCTTCATTGTACTCACTAAGGACTCTATCAAAGTATTCCCAAGTCACATCCTTAACCTTCTTAGCCTCCCTCTCACTTACTCTCTTAGCGCTCTCGTAAAGCTCCTTAAAGTCTTCTGCAAACTGATTCCACTCCCTAGTATTTCTATAAGTTCGGACAGCTTTAATCATTTGTCCTCCATTTTCCTGTAATAATTCTTCTACTGTTTTCATCTTATTTCATTTTCTTAATTTTATCTTGAATCCCTTTAAATCTAAGATAGGCATTTAGCTCCTCCATGTCTTTGATATTACTCTCCGTGCGCCCTTGTGTTGTAACTTCAAAGATTCTCCTACTATCTGCCTTTAATGACTCGAGTTCTCCTGTAAGTTTAGCGGTAAGACTCTTTCTCTCAAGTATATCTGACCACTCATTCCAGTTCCTTATATTCATTCTTGATTTGGATTCTTTTATTAACTTATCTATTATTTTCATTTTTATTTTAGTTTTAAGAATCTTCGGAAAGCTGCTCTACCTTTAGCTGTAATTAGAGTCTGAACTATAGCCAATCCATTGTGACGGTTAATTGATTCCTTTAAAGCCATATACTCCTCGTTCATAGATTTAGCTGTAGGTTTTAGATTACCTTTCTGATCTCTATATACATAACTCTTCTCCAACAACCATTCAATAAAGTCAGTCTGTCTCATGCCGAACTCTTTTGCTGTATCTCTAAAGTTAGTATGAAGGTCTTTATCGACTAGCTCATCAAAATATTCAGCTTTATCTTCTAATGGTCTAATTACTTCATGTTCTAATCTTCTAAGGGCAAGAGCAGTATCAACTTCAGACTTAGCTCCAATTATGTCAATGTAGATTTGGTTCTTTAAGCTTAGTTGAGGTGTGTTTGCTTTTAATTGTTCAGCCATCTCATCAAACTTATCTATATATGCTGACTTAAAATCGTTGTATCCTTGAATATTGAACATGTATAGAGTAAATCCTTTCTTAGTTAACAGGTATTCTTTGTATGATTTATTTTGTCCTTGAACCTTGTAACTGCTTGATATTAAGTGAGACTCCAGATTTGGATTTTCAGAAATTATCCTGTCAATATCCCTAGTTACATGACCATGCTGCTTCCCTAAACCTTGAGCTATTACTCTACTACTTACTACTAATCCCAGACCATCTCTTTCTTCGATCTGTACGTTTATTAAATTATTTTCCATTGTCTTTATACTATTTTAATTATTAAGAAAAAGAAAGAGAGACCAGAAAGTTTAACCTCTCCAATCCCTCTTCATATTACTTAAGCCTCACAACTCGTACAATTATTAAAGTTCATCGCCATATTTTTAGCTACTGACTCTGATCTCTGGTAGTACAATGTTTTAAGACCTGATTGCCAAGCGTAGATATATAGAGCGTTAACATCCTTCAGTGGTATATCTGGTGGAATGTTAAGGTTTATACTCTGTGCTTGATCTATATACCTCTGTCTCTGTACGGCTTGTGTTATGATCTCTCTCTGGCTAATCTCCTTGAAAGTTCTAAACACAGCCTTTGTATGGTCATCTAGGAAATCTAAGTGTTGAACCGATCCCCTATTGAGCATTATATCTCTCCAAACCTCTTCTGTATTCTTTCCTAATTCTTCTAGTTTCGCCTCTAAGTATTTGTTCTTTCTCATAAAATTACCCTTAGCTAAACCTGCTTTGTAATAATTCGATGCAAAAGGTTCTACTCCCGGTGAAGTTTGGCCAAGAATTGCAGAAGATGAAGTTGTCAATTTGTTACCCATAAGGCTCTTTATCCCTATGCTCTTACAGTTTATCATCCCGTAACGTTCAGACTATATAATCACCATAGCATCAATTTAATGACACCTTAGGGCAGGATTTCGTGGTATCTCATGGCCGTAGATTAAATCCTTAGGCTGTACATACTAGTCGTTGAACCTTTTAGCTATTTCTAACTAAAGTGGATGCTGATTATCCCCGGTGTAATAGAAGGAGTCCCAGCAATTAACCCTGTTTTCTTATACCGAGTTTCCCCGATAAGCTCCCCCAACTTAAGGAGCGATCGCCATCAAAGTTGTATTCCTAAGTCCATAACCTTTTAACAACTCTGGCTCACCGTATACTTTTGCTAACTCTTTACTTGCTTTTCTCGCCTTACTCTCGATCTCTTTGAAAACTTTGGCATTAAACGTCTTAGCTTCCATTGATTCGAAAGGTATGTTGTTTTTCTGCAAGTAAGAGTGGTAGCCTAAAACCAATAGTTCGCAATAATTCGTCACATTACTGCTGCTCACCCAAGCTACTGAATGTTTCCACCCAGATCGGACTATATCTTCACTATATTTCAAGTGCCTCCCGTTTCGAATAACTTTACCGACATGTTATCCTACTCTACTCCCTTCTCTCTGGTTTCGATAGTCTCTGAACGTTCCTCTATTACAAGGCTTCGCTGCTGATTCCACATGACCACCACGTACAAGGGTTCCAGCAATTAAGGAGGTTTATACTGGGCATTTTACGCTCTCCTCACCCAGTCCTAAACTTCTGTGTCTTCTAGCGAATTTATTAACAGCCTCTAAACCAGGAATCCCAGCAGAGTTCTCTATAAATTCAGACATAACAGCATCTAGGAAATAAATAGCTAGTTTTACTGTATCCGTATTCTTCCACTCATCGTAAAGCTCTAAGTTAAGTGAAGATAAGCAACACACGAAACTCTCTGATTCTGAGTCAGTTATGGCTATTTCGGAGCAGTTCGACACTATAACTCCCTGATTGTCAATACTTAAGAGGAAATTGTGAGAATCGTTCAAAACTTCTAAACAATAAACCGGAACCTTCTCTTGTAATTGTATAAGTTGATTCCCTTTTATTGATACGGCCTCTACTTCATTTAAACCATAAGCTCCACTCGATGCTAGTTTATCTTCTGGAGTTAAGTATTGTGCTTCTTTGTAATCCCCACTATCTAATAAGAATCTATGATCAGGAGTACATTCTACAGTATATTCACCATCAAAAGTAAGTCTAGTAAGTTCAGACGCATACCCAACTAACATAACTTCTTTTACTCCAACTTGTTTAATCTCACCGTTATCTTTACACCATACTTTGAGATCTTCCAAGCCTTCACCTTTACCAAATCTAGAATATAAAGACTCAAATGAAACCTCTGTATTCTCACCATCTATGTTAGTAAAGACCTTAGTATTCCCAGTAAAGCATAAGTTAGAGTGAGTTATCTGCATCTTCTTATCCTTATACACCTGAGGCTTGTTTTTGTTTACATTATCGGTGAAGAATAAGTACGGTAATCCTTTTTGTTGTCTACTTTCTAGAACCTTAGCCCATATCCTTCTCTTTTCCATATCTCCATCTACCATCTCTTGCATCCAGTAATCGGGTATACAAGCTCCAGTAAATAAGTTTTGTATAGGATTCCCGATATCTCTAACCTGCAAGAACTCTTCAAAATCTGGATGGTCTATGTCAAGGTACGCTGCAAAGGCTCCTCTTCTTGTCAATTTTGTTCCACCAAGGTCGTTAATCTCGGTGCGTTCTCTAATGAACTGCTGTAAGTTTTCCCTACATGTTCAGACTATATCTTTACCAATTAAGGCAGCGTATGTTTCCCCTCACTTGAAGGTACTCCCTAAGGATAGTCGTTGAACCCTTCCCATTTTACAGGGACTCCGGCTGCTGATTGCCCAATACTAACAATTTTCAAACATTCACACTTACCTTTTCAGATTATGTTGTAGTTTGTCAGTCTCTAAGGGTGTCCCAGCAATTAATACGCTAGTTTTACAGGTATCCCCAAGAATAAAACTTAAGATCCCTGTGACACAACACCCATAGTCGTATCAAAAATCTGCATAAAAGGAACTGGACCAGAAGATTCACCATTATCCTTGATTTTAGCTCCTCTTTCTCGTATGTTCCCAAAATAACCAGAAGTTCCACCACCTATCTTAGTCTGCATTGTAACCTCTTTCAGCTTATCAGAGATTAGGTTTAGTGAGTCTGGAACGTTAACTCCGAAGCAATTATGTACAACAATACCATTACAAGAGAAACTATGATCCTCCTCTACTGTAAAATCATAAACATCGCTCTCTCTATCTGTCTTAGTTATTTCCTTAATCGGGCAGTAAGTGAGTCCATCATGAAAGTCTATTCCCCAAAACTTTGTAAGATCCTCATTAGATAGTTTTATGCTTAAGGCGTGAGGAATTGTTTCTTCTCCAGTTACTTTACTTTTATAGGAAGCTTTGCCGTCTAGTTTTAGACTTACTTTTTTACCTAACCTCAAAGCTACTTGATATAGTTGTAAGATAAGCTTAGGGTTTGTTAGTATTAATCTTTCGCTTTTTTCCTCCTTTGAATACCACCCATCGCCATCAAGGACGCCTCTTAATATATTAGATAAGTGATTTTTAGGTAAAGTCATCATCCATTCCGGTAATAATTTATTTTTACAGCCAACTCCGAAAGATTTAAAGAAGTTTCCAATAATGTTACTATTAACATTGTAATTAATCCAAGAAGATTTCTTTCCTTTTCGTTCAACATTAGAAACATAACATCCTCCATTCAAGTTAAATGCTTCTGTTATTACCTTAAACCATCTATCCCCCAAATCCTTATCTCTAGTATTTAGTGTGATTCGAATTCCATTAGGTTGCTTTTTATTATTTATAGATATAGACCCCTCCGCAAACCATAATCCAATAGCCCAAGCTAATTCTTCTGTAACTTCCACGAATTCCCTAGGGCTTGAAAAGTAAGTTACGTGGGTTGTAGTCTTATTTCTACGGGCAGACTTAGCGCTTTTATTCTCTATAGCCTTGCAAATTAAACCATCTTGAATTACGTAATTGTAGTCCACGAAAGATTTTAAATCTATAGTGTAATCCCTCTCTTCCACTTCAGTGATCTCTCTGTTAATGGCAATCATATGAACCCCTTTTACTAGCTCATCAACCCTAACCCAACCTAAATTCGTAAGTACAGGGTGATTTCCAGTAATGAATAAATCCGTAGTTCTAGTGTCTACCTTTAATTTCCATATTGCCTCCTTATTCTTGGAAACTTGAATATCACTAATAGGCCTAAATCTGCCTTTATGGGTCAGCACTTTATCCCCTATTTTAATATCCTTAGCTTGTTTGCCTCCAAACTCAGTATTTATCCAAGTATTAGGCTCTACGCAACTAATGGGCAAACCTCTCTGTGTACCCATGTTAGCCCATATAGGTGAACTTAAACTCATCCAACCATTCCAGACAATTTCTTTAAACTTTTCCTTAAGGTCAGGCCGTTTTAGTCTCTTGGCAGCTGCAGAAGTTATCCTCTCGAGTGCTCCATCTAGGTTTTCTCCTCTAAGTAAGTAACCTCCATTTAGCATTCTAGACGATTCTTCATTAAACCACCAAGGAACCTTAACGTCCTGATTTTCATTTGTTAAACTCATATATAAATCGATTTTGTTACATCTTCTCTACATATAAGTCTTTACCCTCTAACTCTAGCCGGTCATGACTTTTAAATCCTTTTCCACATCTCTAATCTCCTCATCAAACCACATCTTATCCTCATCATTAAAGTTCTCATATTCACCTAGAAGTTCTGCATACGTACCACCAAAGCCATCATAAGGGGAATAGTAATATCTCTCAAGCATCCCTTTCTCATCGTCTAAAATCAACTCATCATAATCACCATTGAGTAGAACAACCGAATCTTCCTCCTTTACGTACCTTATTTGTATATCCTCGTCCCAGTAATCTTTAGGTGCTCCATGTAATCTATAAGCCCTAACTATTTTCTCTAACTGTTCAAGGCTGCTATCTGAGAGTTTTTCTAGTCCGATTATTACAATTCCATCTTCAGCCATATCTCTTCTTTTGCCATTAGTTCTTCTTCTATGGTTGGGAAAGGTCTAACAACGTCTCTAGGTACATAAAAGTCTTGTTCACAGTCAGGATAGTCTAATAAACCTAATGTTACTTGATCTCCTTTGTCGTGGTGAACTAAATAAGGCTCTCTGTTTGGATCATCAACAAAATACATAACTTTCCAGCTCTCTAATATCTCTTGCTTATTTGCCGGTGCTTCCATAACCTCCTGTTCCTCTATTTGTTTCACTTAATTCTTCTACCTCTTCAAACTCAATCTTAGGGTACGGGATAATAATAAGTTGAGCAAATCTTTCACCTAACTCATATATCTCCGGATCCTCACATGTTGGGTTGAATACAGATTTGATTGGACCTCTATAGTTTGAATCGATTACACCTACAGAGTTTGTCATTTCTAGATCTTTCTTACAAATTGAGCTTCTAGGGAATAACAACCCAACATAACCATCCGGGATTTCCAGTGCAAGGTCGCTAGTGTATATGTACTGTCCCTTCTCGTTTACTTTGTAGGCTGTTGCTGTAAGGTCTAATCCTGCATCCCCGTCTTTAGCATATTTAGGGATTACTGCACTCCTGTCTAGTCTTTTGATTTTTACTTTCATTTTTCTTTCTTTTTAGTTGTTATCTTCTTGTTCAATTAATGGTAGGTGTCCTTTTTGTTTTAATAGCTCGTATAGGAATAGTCTACCCTTCTGAGTCCATCTTGTGTGTAACTGATCTCCTTTTCTTCCGTCTTTATAAGTTATTGGAGTAGTGTGGGATTTAGTGTAGCCAAGCTTAGCATACTCTTTATACAGGATCCATTGACCACTTTGTTTGAACTGTATTTTATTTTCGTGTAGCAGCTTGTTTAACTCTTGAGCTGTCATTCCATAATCCTTAGCTATTTGAGTTACTGTAATCGTGTCTGTTGAAGCTAGAATCTGATCATAATAAGTTACTTTAGGTTCGTACTCGGCTATCAGGACATTTTTAACTTCAATTTCACCCTTAAGCTTCTCATTTCTCTCTACTTCATCTGCATAGGCTCTTAAGGCTTCAACTAAAGTCAGTCTCGGATTAATCTTTGTCTGAGCTTTCTCTAACTCTTCCCACCTTAAAATTAACTTAGCTCTAATCTCATCATTCCATTTAGTAGCTACATATAAAACCTCTCGCTTATCTAGTTGGTATTCAGGAAGTTTTCTCCCAGTTGTATCCTCGTATTCACTGAGCCCAAATTTGGACTGAGTGATTTTCTCCCAAGCCGGCTCCATATTTCGAATATCCCTCAATACGTGCTTATGCTGCTTACCTGTAATTTCTGCTATTTCTCTACTGGACATTTTAGGGGAGTTACTATTATTCGCTCCACCTACTTCTTTTAATAATTCCATATCTTTAAACTATTTTTTTTTTATTTATTATTTCACTCAGGGTAAATCTTCCCTTAGTTCAACCCTTGCTCACTTTTGGGCGGGGCTATAGATTGGCTATGATTTCAGCCGATCTCTTAACTACTTGATACTGAACATTTCTCCAATTTAGGATAGTTGTACTTTTAACCAACTCAAATGTGAGGACGTTAAACCCCTTTCTCTTTCCATGGTAGTATCCCGTTCTCTTTTAATACGTCATATATAAAAGCTCTTCCCATAGGAGTCCACTTTGGGCTGATCATGTAATCTTTGTGACCTGTTGGGATAGCTTCTACGTAACCCTTGCCTTGATATTCTACACAGAGTTTCCACGCTTGAGCTCCATTAGGTTTATAGATGATTCCTAGTGCTTTCAGTTTATTGTTTAAGGCTTGAGCTGATAAGTTATATTCACTGGCTATCTCTCTAGTTGAGTATCTGCAGTTCTTTCTCTTCAGGATATCCTCTCTATACTTTGAAACTCCCTCTTTTAATACAACTTTTGCGGGCTTATCTTCCTCTATAACTTCCGGCTCAACTGGGAATAAGTCGTTAATATCATCAGTTATCTCCTTTCTCATTTCCCCAAGTACTTTATCAGCTAGCTTTGACATTCGATTAGCCTTAACTTGATCCAATAGTTGTTCTAGAGCTGATTCATAGTCTGACGGTAGAGTATAGGCCTTTTCATCTTCAAATTTTCTCCAGGCTTCTATAATCTTAACTCTGATTCTATTGCTGTAATTAACGGTTGCGTATAAGGTTTCTTCTTTGTTTAGCAGGTATCCTCCACTCTCAGATCTCTCAAACTCTGCTCCAAATATAGCCCTCCACATCCCTTCAACTCCAGCTATATCCCTAAGTAAAATATCGTGGCTTTCTCCTGTTAAGCTTGCGATCTCTTCTGATGTCATTTTAAGTAGTCTCATGTCGTTTAGTATTTAATGTTAGCCACTCCGTAATGCTGTAAAGTTAAGACAATCTGATCTGTATCTATAAACCCTGGCAGTAGTCTTCTTAACTTCGCTCCTTTGAAATAAATATAATCTCTATCAGCTGTAATCTTTTCTGTATACGATTCATTAGAGTTAGCTGAGAAAGTTAGTCCGTTAATTCTCTTGATTGTTTTTCTGTCGATTGTCACCATAATGTTGTTGTTGTTTAAATGTTAATAAAAATGAGAGGGAGAAGAATCTTTATGTTGACTCCCCTCCCTCTCTAGTTATGAAAAAAGTTAAAAATGTCTAAAATAAGCTCTCTGCATCAAACGGCTTATCATGCTTAGTGTACGCTGTAGGTCGTTTAGCAAAGAAATCATCAGACTCCCCAGAAAATACCTCTTCATCAAACCACTTCATTTTACTGTATTGTTCTGCTGTGATGTTGTATATTTTATTGTAACCCATTTGTTCTAAGGCTGTGTCTACTCTGAATTTCATAAAGTTAACTACATCCTCCTTAGTGTACCACTCAAACTCACCTTCTTCAAATATCCAGTCTAGTAGCTCAGATTCGTAAGCTATGTAGTCTTTTATGATTTCTTCTACAGCCTCTTGACTCTTCTTCATTTCTGGGTGTTCTAGGAAGATTTGGTTTAGGATGTAAGTGCCTGATTTTGAGTGCAGATCTTCATCTAGACCACTCCATGCTATTATATTCGCTATATTCTTCATCACACCTTTAAATCGAGACATGGCTAGGATATTCGCAAATTGACTAAATAGACTGGAGTTCTCAATAACAATGACAAAGAAGAATAGTTTATCCACAAAGTTCATATCAGGCCCAAAGTGCTTCTCAAATAACTCTAATTTCTTCTTAAATATTGGTACTTCCAGCAGCTTTTTAAATTCATCATTTAGCCCTAAAACCTCTATTAGTCTAGCATAACTTTCACTATGTCTGCAGTTGCCTGATATAACTACACCTTTATTCCTCCTAACAATAATACATCCGGATGGAACAGTTACACAATATACATAATCATCATAATCTACTTCAACTCTTTTTGGATAAGTAGCTTTATTAACGGGCGTAATAGTTAATGCCCAACAGGTTTTGGATGATTTTCTTACTGGATTACCTTGAGGATTAACCACCTTTAAACCTTGTTCAGCAGTTCTGTTGATCCCTTTACATGTTCTATATCCTGAAATTGCACATACTTCTATCACTTTATCAACAGCTTCTTCTCTAGCACTGTAGTAAGTAAAATACTCAAGGCCTGGTTTAGTCGAACTATCCCAAAGTCTAAGCTCATCTAAAAACTGTTTACCCCAATTAGAGTTTATCTCCTCTAGATTAATATAAGAAAAGTCCTTAATCTTCTCTATAGTCTCCATAGTAACAAATCCTTTTAATGATGCATTTATCGCAGTCATGCCGTTGCTTCTTTGGGATCTATTGTATTTTATTCCAAGTTCATCCAGGAAACTTATTAACCTCTCAATCTTACGTTCCTTACTTAATGCAAACGAAAAATCCAATCTCTGGGCTTCTTTACCGGTAGGAGTAGTGCCAAACAAACTTCCATCTGCCTGAATCGCTACAAGAAGCCTGTCCAATGTCGTAAACTCTTTGTCTCCTGACTTATACCCTGCTGATGGAACCAAATAATTACCTCCCCAAATACCGTCACGAGATTTAGCTTTCTTAACAAGGTGTGAACTGGGATGCTCTACAATAATCTCATGCTCAGGAGTTATCATTAAATCTATAGTCTTCCCTAAATAATGGTGTAGCTTACCTTTAAATGGTTTTGTAATGTATTCGGTAGGCTTCACAAAAGTTACAGATTTATCGCTTATCTCATATTGTGCAACTAAATCATCCTCAGTTAAATCTCTAAAATGCTTGAACCCACTATTAGTTAAAACCTGTGTATCCTTATCAAAACACTCGGACTCTGCAAATGTCGCTCCAAGGTTATTAAATTCAGGTTTTGGAAGTACTTTATGAAGATCTCCCCAGAAGGATTTAACTGCTACTTCAACCTGAGCGATAGCCAAAGCGTTTCTCTTGATACACTCTTGCTCATGTGGCTTAAGTTTGGTTTTAAAATCCTGAACATCTGCATCAAAGTTTACCTCAGAGTGTACCCAGAAAGTTTTATTCATTGCGTCTATAAACTGTTGAACCTCTGGGTATTCGAAAGGTTTATATTCTACTCTCTTCTTAAAAATGTCTCTACTCATAATAATTTTCTTTTGGTTGTTCTAATTTTAAAATAATGTTTATAGTTTCTGATATCTTTTGACACCCTTCTTCGTACATAAGCTCATCAACTCCTTCCTGTTTCAGAATCTCCAGTGCACCTACCATAGTTTCCCTAAATCCTACCTCTGTGGCAAATGCTGGATCCCTGAAGAAGTTTAAAACCGACTCCACTGCATCTACTACCTCTAAATACCAGAAGTAATCCTTTCCTATTCTATCTCTTAAGTCTATCTTCAACTCCCATATCGGACGTAATTTTTCTGGCGCAGTTATAGACCATTTCTCCTCTTTAACTAGATCTACATAAGCCTTAAGCATGCCTTCTTTTATCAAGTTGGAGTCGTCCTTGTATTTTTCCAGTAACTCAACTGCTCTACTCATATAGTTTATTTTTTTTTAGTTATTATTTAATTCTCTGTTTTACATAATCTAACATTTCACCCAACATCTTACACCCCTCTGAATACTTAGGTTTATTGACTCCTCTTATTTTTATTTCTTGAGCTCTCTCCTCTATTCTACCTAAGTGGCATCTCTCAATGTATTCGAATGTATCAACTATTTTCTTAACCCATAGACTATACTGAACCGCTTCCATATACCAGTCATACTCTCCAGCTAAAGTTCCACCTACACTATTTACTAAATCCACTATTGGTTGAATCACAGTATTTGAAATAGTTCCATCCAGTTCCTTTAAACTTCTAGATAAACTCACGTAAGCATCTAATCGTTCTTCTACAGGTTTACTTAGTATTCCCTCATACTCCTTCACTTTCTCCTCTACAATTTCCTGGTGTCTTTCTAGTTCTGGAGCTATTAAGTGATCTAATTTCCCTAACAGCACTTCAAGTCTACTAATTAAATCTTCTGGTAATGTTTTCTTGTTGATATCGTAATAGTCATAGATAGATATTGCACCTTTTGAATCAAATCCCTTCTCCTTATAAATCTTCTCTAACTTATCAACAGCCTCATAATGTACCTTTAATTCTGAATCTAACATACTCTCAACTAACATACTTATTATACATCTTAATTTCGTCCCTAAGCGCACTGATCATCCCAACAGCTACAGGGAATTTAACGTACTTTTTAGCCATGATCTCCAACTGCTTAATAACTTCATCCGCTCTCCATGGTGTTGTTCTTAGAATCTCGCTATATTTGTCTAAACGAGCTCTTACTTGCCGGTTCACTATAGGTTCCATCAATCCTTCCATACCTTTACTCATCTTCTTCGTTTAGAGCGTCCATGAACTTCTGCCACACATCCTTTACAACCTCCTTAATTCCCATGACTCCTATCAATAAAACAACTAAGAGATTAATGGCAGGTAGTATGGACGCAATTAACAATACTTTTCTTATTTTCTTACCCTTTAATCCTATCTTCACTCTAAATTCATAATCCGACACAACTGTAACTAAAAATGCGGATAGACCTATGTGAATCAAGATGTGTATGAAAATGAAAATCGCTGTCTCCATAGGTTTAGTAAGTGATTGGTGTTAGTTCCTTCTTAGTTCTACCTCCAATATAGCAAGGGATAGTCAGTTCATACCCTACATTATCTGCCTTAGATGCTTTATTATACACCTCACCATCATTAGGAGTAACTACCATATAATCAAATCCATACTCATACTCCCAATTTAGTTTACTTTTAAGCATTACCTCTGATATACTATTGCTTAGGAAATTAATCTTAATACTAGTAACTACAAATCGAACATAATAAATATCACCTTCCGTTTCACTAGAGAATTTATACCCCTTCCCTTTCAGTGTTGTAGCATCGGTTACATTAGCAGGTACAGGTGGAAGTTTCTCCTCATCTACATTCTTAGGATTACTTCTCTCCATCTGTTTAATAGCATCCTTAGTGAGTCTTAGTGTGTATTCTGCATTACTAGTTTTCTCCACTTCCCAATCCTCATCAGACCAAAATACTTCCCCAACGTGAGCTCTCTTAAACGCCTCTTCAAATGTAATGATCTCTTCCTCAGTTTGTCTTGGAGTTATTGCTAATGAATCTTCAACTGCCTGTATACTATCATTAGCTACTCCTTCTGTTTTAACTTCTTTTTCTTTAGCACATGAAATAATTCCTAAACCTAACAATACGCTTAATACTACTTTTTTCATAACTTTTTACTTTTTTTTTTATTAATTAATCTTCTTCCACCTCATGAACCACATCGATAAGGCTTTCTTTTGCTATTTTATATGAGAATTCCAGAGCAAACCCAATAAATACTAGAAAGTTCACCACAGGAATTACACTCAATACAAATAACGTTTTTCTCTTAATCTTGTTTTGGAATTGTCTATCTTTAACCTCCTGAACAAGAAAATAACTACACAAGGCATAACCGTAAAATAATATAGCTATCATTGACGTTACTAAAAATATCTTCATCATACCTTTACTTTATTCTCTTTATTATTCTCCATTTTCTTTATATTCTTTTCGTTCTCCAATTACAGTAAGTTTAACCCTCTCCCAATTTGAATGAAACTTTTTACCGTCAATAACAGGGTATACACTCATAATTGGTTCTTCTCCTTCATTCCACACTAGGTTAAAGTCCAGTTCAAAGTAAGCCTGGCAATCCTCTCTTTCTAAACCTAACACGAACCAAGCATCTTCCCAACCTTGAATCACCATCTCCTCTTGTAAATTGAAAGTCTCTCTAAACCCAAAAGCTTCAACTACAAGAAGATCTGTTTTAAAATTAATTACTGCTTCCATCTTTATTCTTTTTAAACACCGTAGGCTCTGGGTATATGATCTCAGCTTTATAACTCTCTACTTCCCCACCACAACCATACACTACCCACATCTCTCCATCTTCTCCCCTGCAATATATGGTGAACTTTAAGTCTGGATGTTTGAATGATATATCTCCTATTTCCTCTTCACATTGATACCATTTAGCGTTGAAGTAAGTGTCAATCTCATCGTAATCCTCAGTCTCTAGAAAGGTTAGTTGTCCATTGTAATCCTCTTCTACACTAAACATCATATCTGGACAAATCGACTTAAAATCCTCTAAAAGCTTCTCTCTGTTCTTTCCCTTTAATCCTTTTATATGAACATCGTAATTTGTGTAGTATCCCATTTCTGTTTGTTTTTAAGTTTACCATTCATCTCTAAATCCAAAGTCTACAGTGCTGCACTCTCCATTCTGATACTTCTCCTGCCATTGATATCCATCTTCTCCATCACAACTAACCATAATCTCTATATCGGGGTATTTGAATGTTAAGTCTCCTAGTTCTTCCTTTCGGTCAGCCCAAGTTCCCACGAATTCTACCAAAAGCTCCTCAGAATCATAAGAACCGAGTGGAAGTATGTGGTTACTGCTCTCAAGAGACTCTACAAACTCAGGGCAAAGCAATCTCATATCTTCAGCTAACTTCTCCTTATCTTTCTTGTAAACTCCCTCAATAACAACACAAAAATTTATCCTGTAACTCATTCCACTAATCCTACGTTACTAATATCCGAAATCAAGTCCCAATTATCTGAAACATTAAAAGGTCCCCACTCAGCATAATAATACTTCTCCCCTTCATGTTCTATATAATTATCCCCTACACTCTCTACATACTCCTTGTCATAATCTTCCTTCAATTCTTCAAGTGTCACGTATTCATCACAATCTACGGTAATATACTCTCCTGTAAAATGTGGTATTAAGATTCTGTCTCCTGTGAAATACCTCGCTCCTTTGATTACTGTTCTCACGTCTTCCATATGTAATTGTCTTTTTTGATTCCTACTAAATAACCTTCATCGTCAAACTCTAGATTATCTGCACAAAGCTTATTAAATATCTTCTTTCTTATTAATCTATCTTCAGGTTCTCCATAATATTCACAACCATACAATACTACTAATCTGTGAACCTTATCTATCCACTGGTAATCGGGGTGAGTATTTAAGTCTTTAAGGTAGTTCATCCCGTATTCATATTTACCTCTATTATCAAACACTTCATCTACGAGTTCTTCCCTAAACTTAAGCTGTATGAGGTTGTTATCCTTTTGAATATCTAATACCCTTCTCCATGTATTTACAGCCTTTGAAAGTTCATCCTCATTTGACTCTATAAAATCCTCTAACTTCATGAAACCTAAGGAGGAGAGCTTATCGTAATTCTTTTTGTTTAATCGGTATACGCTGTAATCTCCTAGTGATCCTGTTGGTTTCTCTCTAGTTATAAGGATTTCGGCTTGGTTGGATAAGTAGAATGATAGGGATTTAGGCTGATGTATGTCGATAGGAGTTATCATAATGGTATCTGGAGTTTCAACCTTTTTCTGACGACCTATCCAGACTAACTCATTATCAGGAATATGCGGCACCCCAATAATCTTAGACTTAACCCAATCTTCAACTAATTTATCATGCAGGTTAAACTTATCTCTATCTATCATAATGTGCCCCTTTCTATTCTTCTTAACCCATTCTCTTTCTCTTAGTCCAAATTTCTCAGGCTTATAGAATACATCACCCTTGCTTACATTCTCTACAATCCAGCTCAACTTCATCTCCAAAACTGAAACACAATCCTCGTAAACCTTAGCTACTCCATTATTCTTACTTAGTGGGGTTATCTTCCAATTCTGCCACATACTATCCACCTCACCAAGACTAGTTCCATCATCAAGAGTTATATCGAAAGGGATTGAAGTTGGAGTATGTTTTGTTAATTTTAAAGCTTCTGGTGCAAGTTCTAAATTCTCTATACCAAACTTACCTCCAAACTGCTTATTCTTATACTCGACTATCTTCTGCTTAACTTCACTAGCTTTGTCCTTTAGTTTCTGGATATTATGATCGGTTAACTCTAAGTATTCACCTGTCTCATTAAGCTCTAGTTCTCCATATTCAAATACAAGGGGACATAATAAAGCTACATCAACAAGATCTCTATAACCATCGACACCTAACTTTTCTGACCACTTCATTCTGTCAATCCCATAAGATAATCCCTGGTAAATAACGATGCTGTGTCCTATATAAGTTGTGGTAAGTAATCCTAGTTCATCTGAGTATTTAACAGTCCCTACCTCAACAATATTACCTGTAGCTTTACTATTTAGATTTAAGATATCGCCAACAATCCTTTTCCACTGATAATCCGTCCCTTGAACCTTAAACTCTAATAATGTACCTCTATCTGAACTAAAATCACCCTCTCTACGAATCTCATCATTAACCCTATATACAACTGCTTTACCTCCATTGATGTTTATATTCTCAGTAAGGTTCATTAAAGCTAAGTGATTATCCTGAGTAAAGTCTATATTTCGGTAGTCCTTTATTCTTATCTGGTTGAGCATATAGTTATCTCCCACTTGCTCTACCTGAATATTAACTTCTCCATCAATACCTCTAAAGTAATCCCTTAAACTACCTTCTTTTACGTCTCTATAGTTTTTCATATTAGTTCAATTTCGTAGTTAGCATCATCTTCCATCGTATCGTAAAAATCCACTAGAAACTTAATTAAATCTTCCTCGTACATCTTTTGATCTGCCAGTCTTATCATCTTCTGAACCATCTCCTTAGTCAAGTATCTACCCATTCCCCAATCATCCATACTGTGACCTTCTACTTCTTCAAACAATTCAAATAGGTCAGGAGCTCCGTACATACCCTCGTGAAGTCTTATGTCAGATATTTTACTAGTGTCAAAGGGTTGTACATTTTTTGGGAACTTTGACACCTCCAGTACTCCGTTATTCTCTCTAATATGCTCAAAGTGGCTACCAAGATAGATAACCCTTTTAATTACTGTTCGATACCCCATACTTTTCAAAAATTCTATCCAACAAGTCTTCTACAAAATCCCTACAAGCTTCAGTTATGTCGTAATCTTCATCTCCACCATTAATATACTTCAAGACTCTACCCAGGAAAACCTCAACATCATGCTTTTCAATTAGTTCATGTTTAAGACACCAAAGTAGAATCTCATGCATAGACGAAGATAACTCATACTCTGTCATCTCTATAGCTCTAATTGGGAAAGGTGAATTATTGTAAGGGTCATCAACTTCAGAAACCGTTACACCCTCTAGTACCGATTCATAATTATCCACCCACAGAAACTCATACTTACTCAACAAATCTAATATTAAGTCAAAGTCTCCGGATTCAGGTAAATTTGCTACTAGTTTCTTCGGGTCGTTGTATAGATACTGATACTTCCCGCTGTTGTTATAGTATTCGCCCATTTTAGTTAAGATATTTTCGTTTAATTTCATCTACAAACTTGTCAGCCTCCATTCTATCCTCAAGCTTTTTCTTTACAGGTTCTGCATATTTGTTAAGCACTTCTAGTAAATCATCCGTAAATTCCTTACTCCACTTGACATGATTGAATCTAGCTATAGCCTCCTCTGTTGAAATCTTATCCGCGTTCTCCTGTAAATCTTTAGCTTCTTCTCCTAACTTGTTCGACTCTTCTTTGATACATGCCATTACTCGGTTAATACTTCCAAAGATTTTCTCAACTAACAGGACTTCAACTAACTCTCTATCTACTTTCATATCGTTTAATATTTAGGTATTCCTGGAAGTTGATCGTAGTTGTATATCCTCTTAACTAAATAATCTACAACTTCTTTCTTCTGATCATCTAAATAACTCTTCTTCATCTCCCAGGTAAATAAAACATACTTAGAATTATATACTGTAGCAAGATTACCATCAACTCTAAACTCAAAACTAATCATCTGAAACTTCATCCAATCCAGTACCTCATCTATAGTTATTTTATTATCAGGTAATTTAAGGTCATTCTGTATACGGGTCTTCACTAGATAGAGCTCATCCACTTGTACCTGCTTCTTGCTCTTATGGAACTCTTTAGGATTAATTCCCATATTCTCTAGTTGCTTATCCGTGTAGAGTGCCATAGTTTTGCATCTGTGGTCACCTGAGTAGAGAATCATTCCTTTATCAGTTCCACATCTCTCGTAAAACCTAAGTGGTGGTTCAGGTTTTACTTCTGCTGCCTGAGAATTAGATCTGCAGGAGGTTAACCATAATAAAGCTGCGATTAGGATTAGTGCCTTTTTGATTTTCTTTTCCATTTTATTATATTATTTAAGGGTTAGTTTAATTGAATTGGAACGTTGTAGACAGTTAATCTATAAGTATTCCCTAAGTTAGTATAAGCTTGAATAGTGACAACTCCATTAATAAACCCACTCACAGGAAGACCAGAACCTTCAACAATAGTCTCATTAGCCTCCATTATAATACCAGAATACATAACTGTTGAGCTGTATGGACTAATGTAATCAGAAACTACTTTTAATGTGTGATGCTCTGTGTGGCTTCCTATATATCCATAATCAAATTCAACAACGTAATCTATTTTATGTATCTTCTCCCCGGATATTGTCCTAACTCTAAAGTCTTTATACAAACCATCTAAAGTATAAGCGTATGAAGGTCTTCCTGGCCCATATGGATACCTCTGAATTCCCTTTACATAGACTCCAAATCCTCCTTCAAAAACCAGGGGTCCATCATTGTAGTTATCTGTAAAGTTATCACTAGATCCTGGTGTTCTACTACATGAAGTTAAACTAAACAGTGCGTAAACTAATGCTGCGATTTTTACTAAGTGTCTCATTATTTCTCTTTTTTTTTTGTTAATATATTATTTGTGTAAACTTTATTCCGTAATAGCCTCCTTGATATATAGGACCTGAACCTGGTGTAAAATCTTCATAGTCCCACTTAAGCGAAGGAATTTTTACTATATCCCCTACTTCATATTGAGCCCAGAAATCAACCATCAATTCCTTAAGTTCATCATTTGGCAAGTCACTGGAGGACATAATTAAGCCTGAATACATATCTTGATACCTAACACTAGTAACCTCTCCTTCATTATTTTTCCAAACACCCACTAATCTATAAGCTGTTAAGTAGAAACCTCCCATATCCTCTATGTCCCAAGTATAATCAGTTTCAGGTATATCATTTTCATCAAACCCTCTGTAAGTAAATCCATCGTCTTCTTTTGTTATGATATACTTACTTTGTGCGTTAAAAGTTGTGAATCCTACCATCGCCAGTATGAGGATCAATCTTAAATATATTTTCGACTTTTTCATTTTTGTTTATTTTTTGGTTTAAACTACGCTCACGACCATTTTCTCTAAAAGTATGGTACAGATTAATATCAAACTCCGGAAATAAAGCCCACGTACCTTGCTTAATCTCTACTGGTTTGGAAATCATCATGTAAATTCCACCTAACCTAATATCTCCTCCAGTTGCTTGATGAAGATTAATTTCTGTATACTCTCCTAGCTCTTTGAACCAAGTCTTACCCTCAGCTTCTACACCTTCTGATACACTAACCATCTCTCCAGTTGCCAAGTCTAAGAATGTGAGCTCTACTATTTTTCTTAAGTTTGGATTTTTCTCAAGTACCTTACGATGTCTAAGTTTCCAGCCCACTAACATAAAATAAGAATAACAATAGTGATTATCTTTAGCTGCAGGTAGGTTTTGTTCTTCTAACCAGGCTGCATTATCCTTTTCCCAATTTGAACCTGAAGCATAAGCATATCTTGGGAAGTCTCTAATTGAACTTGCTGTATATAGCTCCTTATATTTCCATTCCCAATATTTACTTATATCTGTTCTGTATGTTGAAGTTCTTAATGATGCTGCAGTTAGGGAATCTTGATCGGACTTGCTTTTGATATTATAAGTCACAAATTCATCATTCTCCCCCGTAACCCATATATTAGGAAAATCTTCTCGTTTGAGTGGTTTGAATTCTTTTACAGTTTGTCCGTAGCCTATGATTGTTATAAAGACTAGGAGCATTTTAATTATTTTATTCATTTTTCTGTTGTTGTTAAATTGTTGAAAAAAAAAAGAAAGTGATAGGAGCCTGAAGCCGTGCCATAGTTACTCTCAATTCTTAAAATCAAAATAAATCTATATACACAAACTCCAAGCTCCTCACTTCCGTTACCCTTTTATATTAAACAATGAAATCACTGGAAACATCTCATAATTCACTCCTTCAGGTATATCTAATCCCAAGTAAACTCTAGATGATTCAAATGTTTCAAAAGTTTTATCATCATACACCGCTAAGAATAAATCTGTATCTCTAACGGTTTCTTTTGCCTCTAATCCCATCGCTTCTAATCCTTCTACTGCTAGTCTTAATTGATGAGGATCTAGGAAAATTAGTTTAAATGGAGCTTCTACTTCTGATTTTGAAATTGACCTCACTTCTTCAACTAATTCCTCAAGCTTACATTCTGGACATTCACACTCACAATCCTCTTCATCATCCTCTTCTGTATCCCAGCTTTCAGGTTCATCAAAACTAAAATCCATGTCAGCCTCTTCTAATAGCTTAATATATAGGTTTTCAAAAGTTCCAGTATTCTTAAGATCTTTTATAATAGCCTCCTGATCTTGAAACTTCTCACAGATATACATAAATCCGTCCAGTCCATTAAGCCAAACAAAATCTTCATCAGGATCATCTGCTAATACAACTTCCCCTAAATCATTAAACACTATATAAGGGGCGTCTCCCATAAAGAACTCTGTCTCATCTAAGTTAACTAGCCTCTCACTAAAATCTGCTGGTAACTCTATACCTTGAATTTTGCAGATACTTTTAAACATTGAAACCTCTGAATTATCTAATAACGAGAGGCTTAATCTTTTAATTTTTGTCATGACTTTTTATTTAATTATTTGTTACTATTCCAATTCTTTCTTAACCAATCCACTAGATACTTAGGCAAGACATCATTCTTTATTGCCCACTTTAAGTAATCTAGCTCTTCGAATACAGGAGTTCCTTTATGTTTACCTATGTTCCAGCAGATCTTACCGTCTATCCTTACAAGTATTCCTGCAAAGTCAACAGTATTATCTCCCTCATTTATCTCCTCAAGCGATTTAACGTACTTTTTAGACGACATCTGACCTTTGTGTATCTCTATAGTCGCCAAAACATCTTGAGTTGAATTATGGTGGGTTTCTAGGCTTTTTCCTGTATACCTTTCATAGACCGATTCTAAGTCCATCTTTAAAATGTGCTTCTCGATCTGTAGAGTGTCTAAAACCTTAAAGTCTAGTAAGCAAACATCAATACCATACTTGTAGAGCTGATTCTGTAATAACGGCAGGGCAAACTTCTTAATATTATGTCCCACCAATGTAAAATCAGGTCTAGCTTTAAAGTACGCTTCGATTTCAGCTTTGTACTCACCTAAAGTTTTAAACCCCTTAACGCTCTCATTAGAAAATCCGTGTATCCCAGCAGCTTCTTCACTAATACTTACTTCTGGATTCACTTTTAAGTCTAATGTCTCTCCTAATGAATCCCTGAAACTAACAGAAACAATGCCATCTTTACTAACATCGAGTCCACTAGTTTCAAGGTCCATGTATATAAATTTTTCTTCCATAGTCTAGCCAAGAACTCCTGCAAAGTCTCTGGTTTCATGGTATCTTTCTAACCTAGCCTGGAATCGTTTAATAATTCTCTGGTCAATGGTTATAATTTTACCCTTTATGTCTTCCACTCTATCCTTGAAGAACTTATAAACTTTATCTTGCAGCTCTACTACTAATCCGCCCTCAGACTCACCCTTCACCTCTTTCTCTGTATCTAAAAGGCTATACATTGTAGTAAAGTCTATACGAGCTGTTTGAGAGACTAATCTTCTATACTCAGCCCCATCTTTAACTAGAGCATATAGAGAATCAAACTCCTCCGAAACATTTACAGTTGGCTTTTTGTTGATTACCATCTTCACGAAAAAGTCCCCTTCATTTAATCCCAACACCTTACTGAACCCCCATAAGTAGCTTTCCCAGTGAGTTTTAAGAGCAGCTACATTGGTTATAACCTCTTTACTTTCTTTTCTACTTACAGGAAGCTCTAGGATAAAGTTCTCAGCATCCCCTGGAATTAATCTCATTTTGATGACCCCATTAAAGATCTTGTGACCCGTCTTGGAATCATTTATGTAAAACTTCATGTGATTTAAGAAGTCTACAGTTTTTTCTTGGTTGATGCTTAGTCCTTTACTCTCAAGAACATATAATACTGCATCCATGTCTAAATTTACGTTTGTTGTTGCCATTTTAATTATTTTTTATTTGTTAGTGATTATATTTTTGTTAATTCTTCTAGTTCTTTGATTAGCTGTCTTTCTCTCTTAAGGATAGTCTCAGCTTCATCTAATAGGTCAATTTTCTTAGATAGTCTATTCCAACCTTCTACATCTTCAAGGCTTAAAACTTTACCTTCTTCTAAAACTTGTTCCCACCCAGCTTGAAGTTTGTTGTAGTTTTTAAGGAGATCATTTGTTCTATTAATAATCTCCTTGTTATTTCTAAGTTCTTTTTCAATGACTGTTGTTTCCATTTTCTTTTAGGTTTTATTGATTTAACACTGCTATTTTTATTAAGTACAATCCTACTATCCCTATACAAACTATTACTGAGATATATGGGATTAACTTAGATTCTGCACCACTCTCCATATCTCTAGTTTGAGGGTTAGAATCTTTAATGAGGTAGAAGCTATATACAACCAAGTATAACACTGCTGCAAAGATAGCTACATAATAATATACTGTTCCCATTGTTATGCTTTATTTAGGTTGAACAATAGATACATTATCTTTCCTCTCCATACCCTTACCACTTTGATATCCGAATCTTTGTCTAGGTATCTCTGGCTAGTCGGGTTAATAGCTTTGATGAACATACTCTTAGCTTTATTTGGAGTTACATTCATTCCTAACTTCTTTTTCAATACACCAGCTAAATCTTCAGGACTCCATGTAGGTGCTTTTCTAGCTGGAGTTTGAGTTGTGAAAGCTGGGTCGTTAGCGTCTTCAATATCAAGAACTACTACTCTTTGTCCTTGAACTGTTTTAATTGTTACATTGTCCATTTTATTTATTATTTTTATTTGTTATTTAATTCATTTACTTTGCGGGTTTACTGTTATCTTTTGAAACCACATCTGAAAGCAGCCTAACTAAAGCATAAGCTACTATTATTACTATTGCTGTCATTTTTGTTTAATTTTAAGGGTTTGACCATACATATAAATAAAGAATTGTAAATAAAACTCCACCTACGAAGAATAAAGAAAGTCCAAGTTTATCTCCTGCTTTTTCTTCTTTTGATAGCTTTTCGTCTACCATTCTAAGTCCATAAACTAATAGTAACCCTCCTGCTAATAAGATTGAGATTACTACTAATGCGATAAGTTTTTGTGTTTGTAAGTCCATAATGTGTATAATTTTTAATGTTAATGATTCTGTTTAATTCGCCATAAAGAAAAGGAGCCAAGACCATTTAAGACCCTGACTCCTCCAAAATAAATAATAAAATGGCTGTGAGTTGCACTATGCTTCTAGACTGTTACATCTATGGCGCACTCCTACACCTATGAAAATTTGATATTGTTTCTCTTTAATTAGGCAAGAACTGGTTGGTAGATTCAACTTGCCTAAATTCAAAAGTAAAAATAAAAACGATAACAACAACTTGAACAATTTAAAAGAACTACTGCGCACTACCAACCAGTAAAAAAATCATTTAACACTTATGAGAATAGCTATGTCCTACTATTGTTATCTATTTTGTTCGGTTTATTAAATTGTTGAGCTCGCTGGCTGATGAGATTTTCTTGGTTTTGCTCAACATGAATTGCAAGTGTAAAGATCGAAGCTGAAATTTAAAAGCATATATAATGATCGCCTACTCACTCTCAGCCAGCGGTATTTAGATTATAATTTTAAAAAACAATGTAATAAAAGAAATGGGAAAAATGTGCAAGTAAATTCTCCTATGTGCTTACGCTTTTATCTCTTAGTACTTCTCTCTTTACACATATAAGGCTTTTCCCACAGTTTTTACCGGTCATTCTACGGGTTCAAATTTGGTCATAAACTCCTCATATTCCCGTGTAAAATAAAGCTCTCCATTTGTATAAATAACCACCCTAAGTCCATCTCTTTCATTCGTACAATCAATCCCATCTAAAGTGATTACTAAGTAGATATTTCCGTTTTTCTTATTTCTATATTGTTTCATGTATATCTATGTTAATTTAAAAAGATCGAGGGAGAGTTACGACAGGTTAAAAAGTAGATTTATGAGAAAAGTGAAATTCTAGTATTATTATGGCAATTATTAGCTTTCACTCTCCCTACGATCTTAAAACAACAGTTATGAATTTTCTTGTGATGTAATTATTTTTCTCCAGATGTTTAGGTATTTACAGTCTTTATAGTGATCTAGGTTAATCTCTGTTGTAAATCCCCTAGAGTCTCTAATACTGAAATACCTGATAAGTTCCATGATATATCCTTCTATTCCTGTATCAATCTCATCTACAGCTTCTTTTTCCAGTGTAGTTAAGAAATCATATAAGTAAGAAGTATAGGTAACAAACGGCTTAGACTCAAATATATTAATCCCGCGAAGACTGAGAGCTACTGGGTCATACAAGCTGAACTCCTTTCGTGTAGCCCTTAGTACTGCGGTTTCAATATCAAGTATCATGTCTGTCGTTATATCATCTCCACTATCAAAGAAAACTACATAAGGACAGTCGATTAGATTACGAACATTATAGTAACTCCATAACTTTCCTTGATGTATCTTATTTTCTATTACATTAGGATAAACTGGGGAATACTCACTTCCGTTATCATAAATGTCCACTCTAGAAGCATAATTACCTCCTAAAGCCTCCTTAATCATCTCAGCTAATTCGACAGCCTTCTTTGGATCATTGTAGTTTCTTATTATATAGTGCGTCATGGTAATTAATTTATAGTTAGGGGGACCAAGTATTATAGAGGCTACCTGATCTCGCTTGTAAATTAGATTTATGTTTAATTATAGTATTTATTCATGTTCATTTAGGGAGTGCAGAGGTATGATAGCAATAAAACATGGAACGATTTGTCAAACTTAATAAAATCACAATAAAAGTTCCCCCTGCACTCCACTAGTTTACAAATAGAATTAATTATGTTTAGTTGGTAATATTCATTTTCGTTTAGGGAGCCTGAGTTGGTTATTCTCTAGGCTCCACTTGAGTAATTATTTTGATAGTATTTTCTTTATCTCAACCTCGTATTCACTTTGGTCTTCACTGATTCCGATATCCTGTTTGTTGGCATAAAATAACCTAATGATATTCTCTTCCAAATCTGGGACCACTTTCTCTCTTTCATTAATAAGGTTTTCCACGATGTTTTTGCCGGTCACTTTGGAAACCTCGAATTTTAGGCCTTCTGCAGACATCTTATCTAATACACCAAGAATACTTATACCTGTTCCTTTTAGTTTTATCGTATCTCTATCCACATTAGTAAGTAAAGCTCTATCATAATAATTGCTGCCTACTTCTGTTTCAAACTCCCAACGAATACCAAACTGATTATAAAGAAACTCGGTAAAATGGATTGTATAGAACTCGTTAATCTCAAATATCTCTCTAACTGGAAAATAATTAATACACGAGTCATGAACTACAATCAAAGGTCGAATAAATATGTTTCTCTTTTGTGTTTCTCTAAATATATTGTAAAACCCGGAAGCTAGGGCAACTGCTGAGAATCCTTGAATATGCTGGTTAATCCCTAATCTTCCCCATTTATCAGCAGGGTCGGAACTAACATCAAGTATATCCCCAAGAACTGTACTAACTAAACCTCCATTATTGATACAGTAGTTAGATTTCTCTTCAATATACTTAGCTACACCTCCAATGGCTTCAAATAACTTATCACTATTCTCTTGAGCCTCCTCTACGCTTATCTTTGCAGAGTGAGCCAAGGTTTCAACGCCCATTCCATACATCTTACCCAGCAGTAGCACCTTATAGAGACTCCTTTGTCCCCAATAGTAACTCTCTTCGTGTCCGGGCGTGATGATCTTGGCTGCGTTAATATATGGGTCTATTCCTTTACTATAAGCGTCGAGCATTACTGGATCTTTGGAAAGGTAAGCGATTGTTCTTACTTCCGCTCCACTACAATTATGTTTAGGCTGATTCGTTACTTCAACCCCAATAGGACAACTCGTATCCCAGCTCCATGTTACCACAGAGTTCAGACTATATTATAACCTACAGCTTTACCCGTTTAGGTTCCTACTCTTTCCCAGCCACTTAGCCAGTACTCTACTCTCTTCTTTATGATTTCGATAGTCGTTACACATTTTATTTAGCTCGGGATTTTCCTAAGTCGACATATAGGACGTCCCCCGAATTAAGTAGGTTGTTTTATCATAGCATTTCTGCATACGTGATACCAATTAGTTAATATCAAAATAGCTCATCAAATAGCCCTCAGGTGTAGTTATTACCCTCTTAGCCTCATCTTTTGGAGACAATGTATGTATAGCCGCAGACCATCTCTTAGACTTCTTACAACATATCTCGTATCTCTGGTAACTCTTTGTAACTGGTCCGCCAAAAGTCTCTGTTGTAAATAAGTTCTCATCATACCCATTAGTCTGCTTATCCTCTTTTAGTAGAATCTTTTTAAGGTATGTTTTAAGCCTCTTCTCTGACTTCTTGAACATTCGGTAGGCTGTAGAGAGTTTAACTAAAGATTGCACACTATTACGCCTTACATCAATATCATCAAAGAACTCTATAAAATTAGCTTGTTCCTCCTTAGATAGTTCATTATAAGCTCCACCTTGAAGGAATGCTGCCAGTTTACTTTCTTTTCTTTCTTTTAGTTGGTAGAGTATAGGTTCGATAATAAACTCCATTCTCTTGTGTAGCTCTGGGTGTTCTTTTTCTTTTACAAGCCCCCTACACATGATGATATGATAAATTCTAGTCCAGTCCTCTTCTTTCTTAAACCCAGCCTTCTCTAAATCCTCTGAAACTATCTGTAAGTCTGGCGTGTTGTATACTGAAAGATCACACTCTGGAAATTTACTTATTATATACTTCTCATACTCGTAATAAAGTGTGGCTAAGAATTTCATACTCTCTATTGGTGAAGCGATGTTAACTATATCCGAACAAAGCTCTACAATCTCTTCATTACTCCAATCTCTATCTCTACCTATTCTCTGTTTTTGATTATATTCAGACAAGTGACACCCCATAAGCAGACTTTCCAGATTCTTTGATAACCCTAGATTTAAATAGAAGTCCATAGGTTTAGGTAAGTAGTAAGTAAGTTTAAGTTTTCTGTCTATATCATCAAATAACTTCCTCTTTCTAAATACCTTATCATCAATCTTGTCTATCTTATGTAATTCCAGCTGTTCTTTGATTAGTAAGTATAAGTCCTCTCCGTAACTACATAATCTATCTTCATCATACCCAGACTCCCAACTTTCATCTTGACATGCTTTTAGAATCTCTTTACTTGAGTGTGGGTTTATTCTCTTGTTAATTAGGGTGTATACGGTTATTGGCAGTTCTCTATCATCTTCCAGCTCCCCATTTAGTTTATGTAGGTAGAAGGATGCTAGGTTAAGGTTCATAATAGCTGAAATTGACTCTAACCTATCTACATAATCCTCCCAAACCTCTGTGTCCTTAAGGTAGCCGTCAAAGTCAAGTAAAGCTCCAAGTCTAAGGTTATCACAGAAGGTATTCCAAGCAGTATCTGAGAATGTTAAATCTGCCTTCTTCTTGAGCATTACAGTATAGAAAGAGTCAAGCATACAGTACTTACCTAAAATTGAAGATGGGATAGAGGCAAACTTGTTGTTATTACTCTTCTTCATCAACCTCTCAAACTCCTCTTCTTCTCCGTACTTAGCATAGATTTCTTTTCTCGCTTCTTCATTACCTTCGAATACTTCTGGGAGCTTGTCTAATAGGTAATCAAAATCATCATCCCAAGAAGCTACTCCAAGACCTTTCATTGCTGTATATTTTAGGGAGTATCGTTTAAGGTTGTTTCCCTCTAGTATATTAAGTACAGCTGAGTCATGGAAGTTATAGTATTTTTTAAAGAGGAGATAAGTTGCTCTACATTCGAACCCTACGTTATATGTGTAAATTCTATCTTCTGTCTTATCTAAAAATTCCTTGTATCGATTTAAAAAGTAGTCATAATAATCCGTACCCTCAATAAATTCCATATCATAGTAGGCTGCAAATCCATTCTCACAAGCAATACCTACTCCCATTATCTTCACATCCGGCTCATTTACTAGAATACCTGAAGTTTCGTAGTCTAATCCAAATTTAAGGTCTGATAATGAAAGGAAGTAATCAAAACTCTTATCTATTGTCTCCTTATCCCTAACAATTCTCGTATGGTTTAACTGTGGTGGGTTTTCATTGACAAACTTAGGATTATAAAGAAAGTCTACTATGCTGTTGTATTTAAAGTCTAATTTCTCGTAATCCACTCTATACCAAGGTCTCCCATTTTTCTTACTTACTCCAGAAGACAGTTTACCATTAATATACTCTCTCTTGAATCTCTGTATATCATTAGCGTATCCATCAAAGGTAGCCTTATTAACGAAGTGTGACTCCCTCTCTCCTCTAAGGTAAGTAAATTTAAGTATAGCTCCATTATTTAGAACAAGATAAGGCATTTTCATGATATCCCCTATGTGTTCATTTCTAGGACCTAAGTGAGTGTTTTGGACTTTTGTAACATAATCATAAGCTTTCTTTTCTATCACGAGGTATCTTTGACCCGGAACGTAAACTATTTCAGCAGGATCAGTTGTATCTTTAATGACTTTTACGGTTACATTTTGGATACTTGTTCCCCCTAATCTAGGTACGTCCTCTTCGTGAATAATAATGGTAGTGTTCATTGTATGGTTTATTTAATTATTATTCGGTTTATAGGGTTGTTATTGGGTATGATCCAGAAATAGCAACTCCACCACTCGGAAGTCTCTCTATACTGTATACCTGATTGTCTAAACTAACTAAACTCTCATCTTCCTCCCCTAAAAAGTCTAGTAGTTTGTTTAATTGTTCCTGCTCTACTACATACCGGTACTTACTCTCTCCGTTAAGCTTGGCTGGAACTTCTGCTAAATCTGAATACTCTAGGATCACCTTAACTTCAAAGCTTTCTCTATTTTCTTCAGGTACTTTTTCTAATATGGTTTTAATTAACGCTCTCACAATTCTCCTTTATAAAATGTTTAACTCTAAGGTACGGGGTTGGTAAGTTGTAAATAGTAAACCAAAATTCCCCATCATACGCTTCCATTACAGTATTGTCTCTAAGTCTTATAAAAAGTGAGTTAGGGTAAACCAAGTAAGAAGCAAGTCCATCCTCACTATCTAATTTCTCGCTATAAGTCAGTACTCCTTTTTCGGGTAAATATTCATCATCAGTACTAACCTCTAAATTCTCACCTTTAAGCCTTAGTTTATAATAGCTGCCATCAAAATCTAAGCAGTCTGTGTTTTTAAAGTAAGCGTTAATATATAATCTATCTAGTATCTCCATTGGTTATCCTCCTGCGTATTTGTTAATGTCTATTTTTGTTTCTGTGAGCTTGATAAGAATAAACTCCATATTTCCCCCTTCTCTAGCGTACTTCTCTATGTTTAACGACACTACTCTTGCATCATTAACTCCTAAGTACTGGAATAGAGCGTCTTGTACTAGTTTATTCATGTTATCTAAGTCTCTTCTTCCGCTACCCTGCTTAAGAACGTACTCTATGTGTAAATGGTATAGCGGTATCTTTTTCATCTCTTCTATAATGCTTTCGTCTTGTGAGTTTAATTGAGCTATAATTCTATCCTTGAAATCTTTAGCTGCTGGTGCCATATATCTCCCTCCTCCTTTTCTTGGCATATAAATACTGTTAACGGAAGGTATGGTGGCATCTTTAAACTCTAGAAGCACTGTTAATCCTTTCTTCATTTTAATATTCTGGTGATTTGGTGTTTTGGTTTATAGTTATGTTTAAAATGGTAGTTGATCTAAGTTTTGTTCTTCAGCATGTTGTTCCGCCACTAAATTAACAAACGCCTCCTTAGCTGCCTCTTTATCTGAAAACCCATCCTTCTCCCCTAAATTAAAGCTTTGAGAGTCCTGTACAATATACTCGTAACTCTTCTGCCATTCTGTAGGCTCAATAGGGTTAGCTGAAATAGAGTCGTACCTAGTTGGGTTTATCTCTACGTGGTTTAGTGAAGAGGAGATTTGGTAGGGAACTTTATCCATCTTACCCCTCCTATTCTTTACTACTGCTATATATCCTGTATTGTATGCTGATTTAGGCGCTTTACCAATAGTTATCTGCATGTCTAGGATTTGTTGCTTTCTTGATGACTCGGCTAGACCTTGTAGTGGAATATAGTCATTATCATAGAAAGTAATTTTAGGTTGAGATAGGATAAAAACAAGCTTACCTCCCCCTGCTCTTGATAGTTTAGTTAATTCATCATATAGAACTCCCCCTGCATCATACATACTCTCAGCTCCAGTTGCAATATTCGTATCGTAATCCACTACTAGCATATCAAAGTCATCAATTCTAGCCATAAAGTAGTTAACAAGTTCCTCTGCCTGTAAAGTTTGAGAAGGGACACATGTGAACTTAAACTTACCACCTAGAATCTCAGTTGTCTTATCTATGTAGTGTTTAGGGTTATTATATACATCACCTACTGGAACATGCAAGGCTTGGGCGGACATACGAATAAGGAAATCAGACGCTACTAAGTCTCCAGCTGCTACATACATTACTCTCTTACCTGCCTTACAAGCTTCTATACTCTCTGACATGGCGAATAGTGATTTACCTGAGTTGTGTACGATTGCTCCATTAGCTAAGGCGAAGTTATGACAATCATGATCTACCTCTAAGTCATAAACCGGAACTGTGAAGTCTAATTTTTCCAGGCTCTTCTCAATTACTCTAATAAATGTTTTGGATAGTGCGTCTTCTATTGAGTCTTGCATAGTTAAATCTTCTGCTGCCATCCATCCGTCCATCTTAGTTAGGAATTTGTGGTCTCTTGTACATTTAATCATAGAGCCGTCTTCAAAGGTAAGTTTAATGAGTTCATCTACTTCCTTGCTAATAAAAACATCCTTAACCTCAGTAACTATAAACTCTCCCTCATGAAAAGAATCTACCTTAAATGACTCTCCTTCTCTAATTCGTTTATGTAGGTCTCTGAAGTTTATGTCCCCTTTATCAGTCTTAACTTCAACAAACTCAGCAAAACAACCTGGCTTACCTGATACACAAACTAGCTGGGCATTAAGGTATTCTCCAACTGGACTACACTCATTAATCATCTTTATAGAACTTTTGATACCTGAGCTGTTTAGTGGATCCTCATCTCTCCCTGCTGCTTCTTCAAATGAGTCTATCCTAATGGTTTGTGAGAATTGATCTTTATAGTCCGTGTTTCTAATGAAGTTTAGCCTCTCTGTTGTATCTGCTATTTCATTGGACTTTAAGATTATCTCATTCTCACATATCTTTCTAAACGTATCTCTATATTGTGCGATGTCCGATGCAGGCAGATCTTTAAATTCCATTATCTTCCCTATAACCTTATCCATAGCTTTAGGGTTCATCTCAGGAAGGTTATTCACTAAGAGATGCTCGTTTAAGTTAATTGCATCGTTATCCCGCACAAGTTTAGTAAGGGTGACTTCAAGGGTGTTATCCCCCAGTCCGCTTCTTGTAAGGTAATCTAAAAAGTGATTTATGTTTGTCTTAGCTTCATGTGTCAAGTACCCGTTAAATAAGGCATAACACACACTAAGTTCAAGTCGTTTGTTCTCCATAATTATTTGTTGTGTTTATCGAAGTATCTGTTATTCAAAACCTCCTCATAGTAGTCCAAATTAGGATCAAAGTGTTTACCTGCTATTTTCGCTATAAACTCTATTCCCTTTTGAAATACTACAGTCTTAAAGTATATATGCCTACCATTACTCTTATCTATCCAAGTAGACTGAATGCTTCTAAAATACCCTGCATCAACATATTTTTGGTAAGGGTCATTATTTAACATTAGAATTTTATGATATCTTAGAAAAGCGAACATCTTATTACGACCGAGCCCTTTTATATTTACGTTCTTAGCAACTTCATTCATAGTAAAAGTATCCGTGCTATCTGCTACAATATCATAGAACTCAGCTTTAGGTTTCATTGCTTCATTCTCTAGCTCTAAAGGCTTCACATACTGTTTCTCGTATTCTAGTAGAGCGTATAACACTTGGTTCTCGTCTCCAGATGAATTCAAGATATCTAATTGGAGTTGATTCTTAAGAGGTAATACAGGCTGTTGTTGAGTGTTTATTAATTGTTTAGCCAATCTCTCACACTCAATAAAATACTTCCTAGCTTGTTTACCCTTTTCAGAACGTTGTACCATTGATATCTCTTTGGCACAACTTAAGGTTAAGGCGTAATCATCTAATTCTCTGCTAGCCCCATTATTAACAACCGTAAAACTTTTAACACTTGTATAGTCCTCATGCTCAACGAAGTCAAACTGAAGCATTCTATTAAACCAATTGTTGAATCTTTCTGTAATCTCTAAAAATTTGTGAAGTTCTCTAGCGGACACTACTTGGCTTCCACTTTCATTTGTTGTAATTTTAATCAGCTCGTTCATAATATAATTTTTTTTTTTAATATTCTAGTTTTCTCAAGTTCTTTATCTTTTCTTCTTCAAATTCTGTCCCTAAATATAAGTCAAGTGTATTCTGTGTAATCTTTATCTTCACTCCATCTACTATAAGATAAACCGCTTCTCCATAAGGTAGCTCTGGGAATAGATGATTAATACCACACCAGACAGGATGACCAGGAAGTATATTTACGTGAACCTCTTTAGTCTCTCCTCTCTTCTTGTAATCTTCTACTAACTCAAATAAAGCCCTCTTACACCTAACTGCTCTAATCTCATCTTCTATTTCAGCTAGTTGTTTAGTTACAGCCCTCTTTTTAAATTCAAGGGTGCTTATTTGCTCTATATATTCATTTTCTTTCATAGCATTAGTCTTTTTATTTCATTTACTTTAGAAAGCTTATAGTATTCCTTTATCATCTGTAGTTGGTGTTTTATCTTTTTTGAATATATAGGAACCTCTCTTTTAAACTCTAGACAATAAATATTAACCTCCTTCTCTCTACTCCTCCCAATAGCCTGTAGAATATGATTAGGTGCCTTCTCTTCCAGCATTAAAAATATACTCTTGATGTTAGGAAAGTCAATAGAGTTGTATCCAGATCGAGTCCCAAAGAATATATCTACCTTATCATCTCTAACTAAATCCTTTGCCTCGTTCATACTTAACTTTTCTCCATTGTAAGTGTAGCCTGAAGAAGAGAGTATGAGTATGTTTAGTGACTTATCTAGTTTCGGTGTGAGGTTTTCTATGACTTGTGTTCGGTTGATGGGTATAAATGTAGTTCCCTTCCGATACTTAACCATGAACTTGTTGAACTCTCTAATAAATTCAGGGTTGTCATAGAGATTATCTTTTACATAATTGAGGTTTATCACAGAGTTCTTACCGGTTTCCTCTATAACTATTTCTAAATCAGACTGGTATCTCTCTATGTGCATGGTTTTATGGCTAGGAGTTAAATGTACTGTAGCATAACCAAAGTATTTCACCAAGTTCTGATTTTTAATGTTGTAGTATTCGTTTGAAGTAGGGGTTAGTCTCTCTGTTCCGGATTTATTAGAAGTAGCTGAGAATCCATACATAAACTCTCTCCCCAGTAAGGTTGTATCTAAATGGAAGCACATCATATCGTTAAGACTCTGCTCCACCTCATCAAATAGAATAACCTTTACTTTCTTTAGCCAATCTATGTTATCCTCATTTTTAGATTGTTCACTCCTCCAAAATCCCTTAGCGTTTATAAAATTCACATACAAGTTTGGATTAAAGTAACCTGGATCTTCTAACTTAAATTTACTACATGCTCTATCCTTCAGCTCCTCTAAGGCTTTACTTGAAGAGGTTATAAAGAGAGTTGGTATTTTGTTCTCATTTAAGTATGCAGCAAGGGTAGCCATAATCTCACTCTTGCCGTATCCTGTATAAACCTGACATAGACCTATTCTGTATCTAAGTAGTTTTTGTAGTAATTCGTTTTGGTTGTCTAGTAAGTTTTCAAATTCAGGTAACTCTAATCGCATGGTTCTCAATATATTATGTTGTCTGTATAATTAAATAGATTACGGTGTTTGTCGATAAATTCAATGATATCCCACTTTAAATCTTTATCTTCTATCTTCTTAAATTTATCTTCGTGTTCTTGTAATAATTCATCGTACTGCTTTAATGGAAGTGATCTATCTAATACAACCATTCTAACTGGAGATTTACCGATATATTTACGAGAGTTTATGTCCCTAATTTCAGTAATCTTCTTCCCGTCAAAGTCTATAGTTATGTTAGGCTCTATTCCTTCAATTTTCAAGCCCTCTGTGTGATAGTCCGAATATATGAACTTGTAATAATTAGAACCATCCTTGAAGAAAACCTGTCCATCTAAGCAGACTATTATTACATATCTAGTATCCTTCATAGTTTATATATTTTACTCTTTTATCTTTATTTATTATGTCTTTGGCCTTTAGAACTTCCTCATCTCCAAAAACGCTGATACATCTGTTCTTCTCCCCATCTAAAAGGTATAATTCATCGCCCTCATCTAGTTCAAAGGTTACACAAATAAATCGCTGCTCAGGTAAATTAAAACTCTTAAAGCACCCTCTATCTAATTTATAATACGCAGACCCTTCCTCCTTTTCTTGAATTCTGAGTCTTTTGATTAATTCTTCTCTATTCATTCTTAAGCTTTTCTAATTCATTTATATTCTCTATTTGATCTTTAAGTTTAGTAGCGAAATAGAAAGCCCACCCTTCATTAAACTCTAACTCCTTCATGTCTTTATCGTGAGTATTGTAGAACTTGTAAACCTTGTAGATGTATTTTGGAGCAGTTTTAGCGTATAAAGAAGCAGTGTTGAATTCTGAGTAAGTAGTTTCAAAGTTATTTCTAATCCCATCTAACTCCCAGTCTCCCCTATACTGTACCCTTAGTTTGTGATTCTCTAGTCTAAGTGTATACCTTTTTCCTTGCTCCATTCTTCCATCAGTTTTGGTGTTCTGTTCTCTACTCTAGTTTTATCTAAGAAGTTCTGTATCTGCATATTATTGTAAGTTAGATCTGAAAGTTTAGTCCTCAAAATCTCCTTATCTTCCTTGTTAATGTGGAGACTCTCTGTGACATAAGCTCCAACCATTTTACCCAAGTTATCGTCATATGCTACAGCTGGGAATTGAGCGTTAATTATCTCGTATCCTTTACTCTCAAGCCAGTCTGCAAACTCCTTAGCTAAAAACTCACTCTTAGTCATGGTCAGGTATAATCAAGGTATTCGGATCTTCTTTTAATCTTTCAACATAACCTGTGCTAGGACCTTCTAAGTGGAATAAATCTCCTGCAGTATACCTTATATCATTACCACTTACGATCACTTTATTGAATATGTAAGGCCTATCTTGGTAAACTGCTAGTCTCATAAAAAATAGAGATCCTCCTAGTTCCATTTCAGGTTCAGAGCCAAAGAGAGTATCAAAGTCTGCAAGTTCTTCTTTTGTGACAACCTCTACTACCATTTCCGATAGCTCAACTTCTTTTGGGTCATCTGTTACTTTTATTGAATCGACCTCTTTTAATTCTCTTAGCTTCTGGGTTAATCTTACTAATAAACTGTAATTCATCTTTAATTTTATTTGGTTTTATTGTAGTTTCTGTATAAGCATTTCTTCAGGGTCGTCCCCGTTTGATTTCACTATGTTATAATCCGCGTATATGATCTTCTTCTTTAGTTTATCCCTTAGATTTGTTGATAGTTCAGTGTTATCCAGCCAAACTATTATCTTATCGGGAAGTCTGTCATCTAGAGAATTAATCTGAGCAGTTGTCATTGTTGAGCCTGAGATAGCTAGTACATTTACATCAGGGTAGACCATAGCGATAGACATAGCATCAAAAGGACCTTCACAAATTACATAAACATCACTACCTCTGTCAATAAGATAAAAAGGTTTAGATTTAATAGGCGGTAGAAAATACTTCATGTCTCCTATTGGTTTGTAAAGTCTCTTAATGTAGTACTTAATCTCCCCATCAAAATAATAAGGAATATAGATCCCGTCATCACTAAAGCGTAAATCAAAGTTTCTATATTCCCTAATGAGTCTATTATTACCTCGATGTCTAAAGTACGCTAATCCCTTCTCATCTATTTTCTCTGAGCCTTTTTCTAAATCCCCCAGCCTCTTAAACTCATCTAAATAATCAGTACACCTAACCGCTTTCAAATAATCTAGTATCGAATCAGCCCTTAGGTTTTCCGCGTTAATATTAAATGTGTTATCAAGGAAGACTCGGTTACATCTATGACAGTATCCAAAATCCAGAGACTTAGAGAGGTATAGCTTTGTCTTTTCATAGTTCAACTCCTCCTTACACTTTGGGCACTGAATTATATACCACTCCTCATTCTGTTTACAATCGTATCTTTCATCAGGAGGCAGGAGTTCATCGAAACTTAATTTTACTACTCTAGACATCTTAGTTATAATTTTTACTTCTTGTTACCTTTCTTTTTAGATTTAACTTCAGATTCACCCTCCTCAGATGCAGCCTCTTCTTCAGCCGTTTCTTCTGGAGCAGCTTCTTCCTTAGCTTCTACTTTTGGTTCTGGTTTAGTTTTTACCTCTTCTTCCTTAACTTGTTGCTCCTCACTATTAGAGTAAACTAGTTCAGGTTGGCTTGCGATAACTTGTTTTTCTGGAACGGTGAAGTCTAAGTTTGATTTAAATGATTCACCCGGTCCTAAACTGATAACGGTACCTAAATGTTGGAATGCTATAATCCCTGTACCTGTGTTTTTAACTGAAATTTCCATATGGTTTGTGTGTTAAAATTGTTATACTATACTTGTCTTGTTTCTTCTTTTGTAACCTCTGTTGTTTCTGGGTCATAGATGTAACTCGGGTTTACTTGACAGTCAGCTAATTGATTTCTCTCTGTCGCTGGTGCTGTAACTTTGAATTTAATTTGATCTGGCGAAAAGTTCTCTACAATTGCCATAATGTCTCTATCTGAAAGGAGTGAGTTAATTGATTCTCCTCCAGGTTGAATTGTAAAATAACGGGAAGCAATAAATAAGTTCACTGGTGCTGTCCCTACGTTAACGATTTGCATATGCTTACTAAATTAAATGGTTTATATTCTCTGTTATTTCTCCTGTGTCAGTTACTGTTGCCTCTGTAGTTAATATCATTGAAGCTATACTTGCAGCCGACTCTAAAGCGATTCTTGTTACTTTCTTAGGGTCTACTACTCCAATCTCGTATAAGTCTCCATAATTATCTCCTTTAGCATCATAACCGTAAGAGAAGGATTTGTTTTTGATAACTTTATTTAATACTACTTCAGGTTGTCCTCCAGCATTACTTACGATCTGCTTTAGTGGAGCTAGGATTGCATTTTGTACGATAGCTACTCCTAACTTCTCCCCTTCTGATGTAGTCTTTAAGCTCCCTAATTGAGAAGATATTTTAGCTAAGGAAGTTCCACCCCCAGGCACAATACCCTCCTCTAAGGCAGCACGTGTAGCATGTAAAGCATCTTCTATTCTATCTCTCTTCTCTTTTAATTCTACTTCTGAAGGTGCTCCAACAAAGATAACTCCTACTCCCCCTTGAAGTTTAGCAGCTCTTTCCCTTAGTACCTCTTTATCGTAGTCTTTATTAGCAGAATTTTCTTGAGACTTTAATTGATCTACTCTTTCTTTAATCTTATCTTTGTCTCCTACCCCTCCTGAAATTGTAGTTGCTCTCTCAGTTATAATTACCTTTGAAGCTCTACCTAAGAAAGAAGGCTCCATTTTACTCACTGGTAACCCTTTTTCATTAGATAACATAGTAGCCCCCGTAAGTAAAGCGATATCCTCTAGATAATCTGTCACCCTAGAACCTATACCTGGGGCCTTAACACAAGCTACTTTAATTGCCCCTTTAATTCTGTTAGTGATAAGTGTATTCAAAAGTTCACCTTCTACATCCCCAGCTATAATTAGGAGTGATTCAGAGTTTCTAGCTATCGGTTCAATTATTCCTATCAAATCCTTAAAGTTCACAAGTCTCATATCTGCTAGTAAAATATAAGGGTTCTCTAGGATAGCTGTCTTCTTCTCAAGGTCTGTCATAAAGTAAGGAGAAATGTAACCTCTGTCAAACTGCATACCTTCCACCACCTCTACAGTAGTTTCGATACCTCTTGTTTGATCTTCTACAGTTACAATCCCATCTTTACCTACTTTAGAGAATGCCTGTGAAATCAACCCTCCAATCTCTTTGTCATTATTAGCTGAGATAGAGGCGATTTGGTTAAGCTTCTCTAAGTTAGTTGAATCGATCTCTACTGTGTTACTGTTAAGTAGTTCAATCGCCTTGTTTACAGCTAAGTCAATTCCTCTCTTAATATCTACAGAAGCAACACCGGAGTCTACGTATTTTAATCCAGCGTTTACCATAGATTGAGCAAGAACTGTAGCTGTAGTAGTACCATCCCCTGCTAAATCGTTACTTCTAGATGCTACTTGTCTTAATAGTTGAGCCCCCATGTTTTGTACTCTATCTGGAAGCTCTATTGATTTAGCCACAGAAACTCCATCTTTAGTTATGTGTGGTCTGTTCATTGGTTTTTCTATCATTACATTTCGACCTCTTGGACCTAGTGTAACTTTTACTGCGTCAGCTAGAAGGTTAACCCCCTTTAAGAGTTCTTTTCTGGCTGTGTCATTAAATTTAATTTCTTTTGGCATGATTTTCTAATTGTTTTATGTATTTCAAATCTTTCTCCTGAACTCCCTTAATAATTCTCAACAACACAGCTCGACCTTTGGGTGTGATTAGGGTTTGTAATCCAGCTTTCCCATTGTGAGTGTTTATAAATTCTTTTAATGTGAACAAATCTGAATATTGAGAGTAAGGTTTCAGATTACCGGCTTTGTCTCTATAGATGTAAGATTTGTCAAGTAATGTCTGAATGAACTCTTGCTGCTTTAAACCTAACTCTTTCGCAGTATCTCTAAAGTTAGTCAAAAGATCCCTCTCAATTAAGTTATCAAAATATTCCACTTTAGGTTCATCCTGCTTAATCTTATCTTCTAATAATTGATTCTTCTCTACTTCATCAGCGTATGCTCTTAAAGCTTCTGGTAAAGTCTTAGGAATGTAGAGTTGTTGATTTGATACTACCTCTCTTAGTTTCTTTTCACAATCAATGAAGTATCTTCTAGCTTGTCTTCCTTTTTCATTTCCTTCAACCATTGCAAGTTCCTTAGCCATATCTAAGGTTAAGGCGTATTCTTTTTTATTGTGTCCTCCTCTTCCTGTTTGCTCCACAAAATTATGGAGCAATATATAATCCTCATTTTCAATGAAATCGTACTTTTCGATTCTGTTTTTAATCCAAGTAGAAAAATCTTGCTTGCTTTCTAAAAACAAATGTAATTCTCTTGCAGATACTACTTGCTGTCCGTTTTGTTCTGTGATTTTAATTAGTTCGTTCATAATCTTATAATTGTTTTATTTTTTTTTGTAACTTTTTAATAATTAACGAGAAGGAAATTTTTCCCAGTCGTTCTTCACTGCTACTTCTCTACTCTACATCTCCCCCCCCCCTGCTCAACTTTGAACAAGCCTCTGCAAATATACAAAATTTTAATTCAAATACCTTACTTTACTCCCCTCAGATGTCAACTCAAATAAAATCTTACCTGAATCCATTGTAAAGTTATCTGTATGAGTAGCAATAAGCATAACCCCTACATTCATTTGAGTAAGCATATTTACAGCTACATCTAAGTTATCCTTGTCTAGATATTTTAAGAACTCATCGAAAATTAAAAGTCCAGAACCTAAAATAGAACGATATAAGAAGTAGATGTCGCATAGAGTCTTTTGTCCAGATGATAAGTTCTCGTAATCTATAAAGTGAGAATTAACATTAAACTTAACTGATAGATCTGAAAACTCCCTTCCATTCTTTCTAGTTGAGGTGGTCTTAAATTCAAACATCTCATTAGTAAAGTTCTCAGTAAGTCTATTAAGTATCTCAGTATAAATTAACCCATCCTTATCCATTAGCTTACTATACTTCTCATAAACCGTTAAGTCCTTAGATAGTTTAGCAAGTTCATCAGATTTAAGTACCAAGCTCTCCTCTAACTGGATAACCTCTGACCTTAGTGATTTTAACCTCTCATCTTCTTTTATCTTTCCTTGTAGAGTTAGTATCTGGTTTGTAGCGTCATTTACATCGATTTCAGCCACGTTCTCAGTGTTAGATAGTAAAAGCTCTGTAAGTTTATTTTCATTAGATTTTAGACGTATCTCTGTGCTCTCTAATTGTGACTTTAAAGATTGGTAAACTGAAAGCTCTGTGGAAATCTTGGTTATCTCCTCTTGTATAGCTTCTTTATCTCCCAGTTCCTTAAGTCTATCATTATGCAGCTTGTACTCACCTCTCAGATTAGTTAATTCCTCATTTAGTTTAGCTTCCTGATTCTTTAACTCCTCTATATTTCTAAGGTGAAGTTCCCGTCCTATATCCTGATTACAACTTGAGCATTTAGGTATTGTTTGGTTTTCTAAGGACTCTCTTCTGGATTTCACCCCTTCTAGTTCCTTAGCTTTCATCATTCCAAGTGTCTTTGCCTCATTAACTTTACTCTCTACTCCTGAAAAACCTCTAAGCTTCTCTTTAAGTTCTTCTAGATTATTTTCAGAGGGTTCCTTTATTTGAGATCTTAGAGTAGCGAGCGTAGACTTATCATTTTCTATCTGTGACTCTAATACTCTCTTATCGCTCTGGAACTTTAGGAATGCATTGTACGAACTTATTTTATTTTTAAGAGAGGTTATCTGGTTATTAAGGTCAAGTATTTCGTCTTCTGTAAGCAATTTAACTTCACCGTATTCCCCTAAATCTCTCTTTCTCATTTCAAGGTTAGACTCTATCTTAGCTACTTCCTCTTCTAATTCTTTATGGGTGTAGTGGATAGAATCTTTTAGGACATCACAAGCATCTTTAAATTTATCTAGGACATCCAGCTTATAGTGTTTAGATAATAGGTCGATTCTTCTTACTGAGTTCATTTTACCTAGTAGAGAAACAACCTTAGAGTCAATCACCATGCTGTCAAGATACTCAATAAAGGGAAGTCGGTTAACAATATCTGGCTGTACTTCAATAGCTTTAGCGTAATCTTGTTTAACTCCATCTACGTGTAACTCGTCTGTAGCATGGGAGTTTCTTACAATCTTATAGTTAACCCCTTCATAATTCAAGTTAAGCTCTATTCTACATTCATCTTCCCCAATCTTAACTGAATCCTTTAAACTTCTATCTCCTTGTAAACCTATAACCAATGCATCTAAAAACGAACTCTTACCTGAACCATTCTCTCCCAGTACAAGCGTCTTAGGTGAAAATTCATAGTCTAGTTCTTTAATGCTTCGGTAGTTTCTAATGGAGATATTCTTAAGTTCAAAATCAAAGTTAATCGGATTGTAAATAACCTTTTCCTTAAGCATATCGTGGAGACCTTTTAAATTCTGAGACTCCATTACTTTATCTATAAGCTCCTCTATTCTATTCCAATCTGAGGTATCTACTTTATGGTTATGTGATTTGGCTCCTGATGGTTTATAGACGTAGTAAGTGTTTGTTTCAATATCTGGTCCAACTTTATCTCTATCGGAAGTGTACACCATTTTAGAGAGTATTTTACCAGAGGGATCTAAAGGCTCACGGAAGAACTCTCTAGTCGCTGTATCATAAACTACTACCTGTCCATAATCCTCTTCATCTACCTTAACTTGAACTGGAGGACCTATAGAGTGGCAATTATTAACCTGAACTATCTTATGTATATCTCCAAAAATTCCTGTATGAAACTTTGTGATATCGAGACTTTGGCCCTTAAACTGTTCATTCCCCAGAGTTACGTGACCTATCATTAAATCTACTTTCTTCTCTGGTGTTGGAATTTCTTCTCCTCTAATGTAATCCTGTAAGTAAGTAACGTGTCCCTCATCCTCTACATAACCTTGATGAACATACTTAACCTTTCCCCTATAATCGAAATAAAGTGTCAGGTCAGTTACGTCTGGGGTTGGTACAGGTGAGTTAGCGTCATGGTTTCCGATAGTTATGTAGATCCTGTCAAAGTAATCACATAGCTTATCAAAAAACTCCCTTACTAATAGATTTACTTGAGGAGGATTAATTGGTTTATTTAAGATGTCTCCTGCTAAAAAGATAGTCTTAATTCCATATTTCTTAGCTACATTCACATAAAGGTCAGGGAGATCTCTAAACTGGTTAAATCTAGAGTTCTCCGTGACATTATACCTATTGTATTTATCTATGTGGATGTCGCCTGTTATCAAGTATTTCATCGATTCAAAGCTTTTAAGTATCCCTTGTAGTAGCTGTAATTTAAGTCTAAGAAGTTGTCTATACAGTACTGATTAAACGCATTCTCATCTGGATATTCTGCTTTCAAGGGTATATTATTAACTAGCCAGTCTGCTTTATTATACTCTGGGTTATCCTCAACTCTAAATGATTCTAGCTGTAGTAAAAACAATTCCTTATCCTTAGTAAAGCTATAGTTATCTTCTCCTATCAAATCCTTAACATGCAGAATCCCATCAAGTATTATCTCAGGGTTTCTGTTATTCTTAAGGTAATTGTGAGATCCGTATAGAGATTGATAGATACTGTTATACTCGTAAAGATCCATTCCTTCATACTTATCTAGAGCATCTTCATAAACATAGATCTCCCTAGTTTTTGTAATTCTGTAGAAGTCAACCTTTGGAGTCACACAAGCTACCCAATCTGAGTCTTTTGAAACGAGTACTGACTTTTCCCCACTTTCATTAACCAGCTTACTCCTAGAAACTATATAAGCAAAGTCGTCTGCCTCAAAGCCTGAAAGTATAATAGAAGGGAATCCAAGTTTAGCAGAGTCAGACACTAATTTATACTTAACTCGCTGCCTGCTTTGGAATTGCTCTGTCTTCTTTTTAAGTTCAGCTTTTTCCTCTTCAGTCATATCCTCAGTAATACTCTCCTCTCCTCTATAATCTCTGTCACCCTTGTAGTCACTTAGGTTTCTTGTTTTATAGTATGGAGACTTATCCCAAAGGAGGACCACATTATCTGCAGTTACCTCCTCTCGAACAAGCTTAATAATACTCTGTATGAACGACTTTAATAATTTCTGATCGTGATACCCGGGTTTATCCTTTAACATCATCCAGTTTCTAGTTAAGTATAGCTGTGCGTCAATGAAAGCATACTTATATCTGGTTGTGTTATTAGAATGGGGCATCTTCGTTATTTGCTGCTGGTGTTGGTGTTGTAGTTACTTGCTGAGGTGCACTAAAAGTTTGCTGGGAAGGTTCTACTAAGTTTGCAGCATTACCTAACATCTCTTGCATTTTAGCTTTAACTTTAACATAGAAGTCGTAGTCAAATCTATCATCCGCTTTAGATACTCCAAGAAGGTCATTAACTGGATCGTGGAATACTTTAGCTGAAGCCTCTGGAATATTAACTGAAGGCTGACCATTTGTTAATCCGTAGTGATCCTCTGTAATTGAAGCTAGATTAACAGTGCTAGTCCATACTCCTTTATCCTTGTAGTAGTTAATAATCATAAGCCCTTTTCTATCATTAGTTTCGTTAGTGAAGAACTTTTGTGTCCAGTTAAATCCACCACCAGCTAATTCACTCTTCGCTTTAATCTCTGCTTGGAATGCTTGAGCTGCTCTATTGTGGTCAAATATAAATAAACAAGGGCAGCTTTCATTAGGGATCTCCCCCGCTAGGTTTTTATGTTTAAGCACGTATAGGTAAGTCAAGAAGTAATTTCTGTTTCTCACTAATTTCCAAGATACTTCCTCTTTAACTAGTCTGTCATGCAAAGATACTACCTCTCCATACAAAGCTTCCTCCTTGCTTCCTGGTTCAAATTTATAGAAGTTCTGAGGGAGGATTCTTACCCATCTTGCGAATTTGTCATCTTCATTAAGTGTTAGTTTCACCTCTTTTACTCCAGATACTGAAACTGCTGGTGAACCGCTGTCTGTAACCATAGGAACTCCGTAGATTGTACCGAATGAATCTGGAGTACTCATGTAAACTTTAGTAAGCTTCTCTTCTTTAGGTACGTTGTTAAATCCTGTTTGTTTTCTTTCTTTTGGTGTTGTGTCTTTTTCTAGTTGCTCTAAAAAGCTGTTAAAATCAAAACTCATGATGTATAAAATTTAAAAAGTTAATTATAATGTATTTTTCTTATTTTATTTCTTTTTCTTAATTGTCTTAGTCTTCTTTTCACTTTCTGGAATTATGTTGTTATCCTTTAGAAAGTGGTATAAGAATTCTCTACCTATTTGAGTCCATTTAGTTGAAGTAGCTGAACCTAGAACTCCTGGAAATCTTAGAATTGGAATAGTCTCAGATTTAGTGTATCCTTTGTTTTGGTATTTATGATAGAGAACCCACTGTCCGTCTTGTTTAAATTGCACTCCTAGATTATGTAGTAAAGCATTAAATTTAGCAGCTGTCATTCCGTAGTCCTTAGCGATAGTTGTTGCAGTAACTGTATCTGTAGAAGCCATCACCTTAGTATAATATTCTACTTTAGGCGCATCTTCCTTAATCTTATTTGTCAGCTCCTTCTCAGTTCTCACATGATCAACAATTCTAAGTAGAGCCTCAGCATAATCTTCAGGGATAGTGTAAGTCTTGGAGTTGAGTTTAGATTTTAATTCCATATTCTCCACTTCAAGTTGCTTCCATCTCATAATAAGTTTAGCTCTCGTTTCGTCATTGTACTTAGTTGCAACGTACAGAGACTCTTCTTTATTTAGTTGATATTCAGGCTTTTTACGTCCTCTACTATCTAAGTATTCAATAAGCCCAAATTTGGACCCATTAACTTTTTCCCATGCAGGCTCCATATTTCGAATATCTCTCATTACGTGCTTATGCTCCTTTCCAGTTAACTCTGCTATCTCTCTGCTGGACATTCTCAGTTCGCCAGTCTTTTCTTTTAATGTTAGTACTTCCATAATTTATTTTATTTGTTGTGTAATTTATTCTTCTGTTATCTCAAATTTTTTCTCCTTTACCAATTTCCCTACTTTCACTTTATTAATATGAGTCAGCTTCACATTTGGATCAGCCTCTTCAAATTGTTTAGCTTTCTTAATTGCATAGTCTATCTTGTACCCTACTGACATACAAACTTCATGATCTCCAACCTTCCCCATACCTAAATAAATGTACTCCCCTAGTTTGAACTGGCTACTTGCTATATAGTCGAGTTCTTGTTGAATTTCTGTACTCATAATAATTCGGTTTTAGCTTTTTCTGTTAATTTATACTTGCCATCTTCACCTTTCTCAAAATACCCATTCTTTATATAGTCATGAGTAGGTGATATAGCTCCCATAGCAAGTAGTTTATTTATAATTTCAAGCGGAGTCTTTACAATAGTGTACTCATTTAGCTCTCCATTCTGAAATATGTTGGTTAGTTTACTCATGTCAAAAAGTTTCTTCTCTACCTATAAGTCTTTACACTCTAACTCTAGCCGGTCGTAAAGTCTAACTAGTTGGTTCTAAATTATTTAACTCAGCTTCTAGTCCATCGTAGTTCTCCATTAAGACTATCTTTCCGTTCATCATCATAGGTATCCCTTCATCATCTAAAACTAAGTGGTACGCCTTATCGTAGTCAAACTCATCTCTCTTAATCTCTTTTATTTCCCCACCAGCCTTATCATCGCTTACGTATCCAAAGTGGTAGTCATAAAACAAAATATACTCTCCTGGAATCTGCCCGGTATCTACTATTAATTCTCCATCGTTAGTAAATATGATAGACCCTAGAAATTCGTGAGTAGAAGGAGTTGTACCAAATATGTATCCATCCTTCACTCTTATTTTTACTTTTACTGCTCTCATTGTTTTAATTCTAGTTTGCTTATTAGGTGATTTAGTATATTCTTTATTTTATCTAGGCAACCAATTCTCTCAGCTACATCTAAATAACTCGTTTCTCCTAGATTCTTTTTATGGGCTCTTATTGAAATACTGTATCTGTAGTAGAGTTCTTGATAAACCTTATTCCAAACTTCTCTGTAATTAACTCCAGTAGACCCAGCATATAATCTCGCTAATTGGTTTATTTGTTGTCTCTCTGGAAGCTCAGGTAAAGTTACATCTTCAAATGGAATAGCTTTTAGTGCAGCTTCGTTTTCTCTTTGATTTTCTTCTAACCTTCTAATTCTTTCATCCTGCTCATTTTGCCTCTGTTCGATTTCCAGTAGGGCCTGAGCCTGTAGAGCAAACATTTGAGCAGTTGTCATTGGTTTAGTTACTACTTCTTTCAACCTCTTCTCACATTCAATAAAGTATCTCCTAGCTTGTTTACCCTTTTCATTTCCCTCAACCATCGCAAGCTCCTTAGCCATATCTAAGGTTAAGGCGTATTCTTTTAATGGTCTACCTCCAGAGGGGTTTTCCCCAAAATTGTGGAAAACCTCAAAGTCCTGATTTTCAACGAATCCGTACTTACCTATTCGATCTTTGATCCATGTTGGAAAATCTCTTCTACTCTCTAAAAAATTATGAAGCTCCCTAGCTGATACTACTTGAGTTCCTTCTTCGTTTGTTGTAATTTTAATAAGTTCTGTCATTGTTTTATCTCTTTTTTTTTATTAGTTGTACAAGTGTTAAAAGTTTTACAGTTATGGTATGACTTGAAATCACCCC